GGACGACCAAGACGGTAATCTAAATGTTGAAATCAACTGGGTTCAGTTTTCGACGGGGACACCAGTGGTTCAGACGGTTGGAACAACCAACGCTCCCGCGCCCTATTCAACAGCCACCCTCAGGGAACAAGTTGCCACGGATGACGGGACGCTCCGCAGGATTACTCGCACCTACAACGGGGATCGGACGCTTTCAGACGTTACGGAACTTCGCTTTGGCGGGAAGCTGGCGATTCGCACGATCACGGCAATTGGCGTAATTCCGCCGACTCCTTCCGGTTATACATTGGTCGGGCCGGGTGTCCTCCACCCTGACGGGCGGGAAATCTACACCTATCAGTTTGCCCAAGCCTCGGGCGGTGGGGGCTCGGGAACGGGTGGGCAGATTTCCCAAGGCTTCACGAACAGCCAAGGTGGTAACATTCCTTTTGATCCTGCGGACCCGGACGCAGCAACAGGGGAAGTCATCTGTGTTACCCGTTATGTTTCCACGCCAGCGATTACGGCCAATCCTGTTACCCAGCCGACGAGTTTCGTCCTGTTCGCGGTGGATGTTGAGGACGAAGCTGGGTATCGCCTGTGGACGACTAAGAGCGGCTTTGGCGGGGGCAATTCAATCTCGGTTACGGTGGACGGACAACCGGACGGGGCACTTATCTACACGGTAGCCCAGAACGACGATGACGGAACGACGGTTCCAGCGTATCCGGGTTCGGGAACGGCCTACAACGTCCGCACCACCCATGCGCGGGATAATGGTTTTTGGAAGAACGTAGCGATTTGGCAGAAGCCTCCAGCAACTCAGACGTTCCTTAAAAATCACGGGTTCTACATGCCGGGCCGCGCTTATTTCAACGTGGGGCCAGATGAGTTTATCCAGCAGCCCCCGGTAAATATGACCCTGCTTGCGGATTATGAGGTGAGCTACGCCACCAGCCAGGTTTCCGACACCCCGTTCACGGTTGAGGCATGGGGATACGTTACCGGCTATTTTAAGCCAACGGACGGGGGAATTAAGACACTCGGTGAGGGGTTGGGCGGGTATCTCGCCCAAGCCTCTGGCGTCAACTCATCCACGGCTGCCACTTTCAACAGCATCCCCTGCGATGATTACGACGTTCAACTAATCAGTTCCATCCCCAGCACATTCCCGGGCGGAACTCTAGTCATTGATACGGACAACGACCCTTATCTTGTGGATGTGGCAGGGGTGGTTGTTTTCAAGCGCACGAAAGTTAGCTACGCCTTCTAATGTCCTTCGGAAAACAAATCATTCACAGAAGGACTTACCCCGGAATGGAGGTTATGCCCGCCCAGCAATTCGACCGGAGCACAGATAGTTTAATGGGGAGAATTACGAGCACCGGAGGTGGTGACACGACTGGCGACTGGCCCCTGAAACTCGTCAAGGTGGATACCACAAATGTTAAGGTTCGCCTTGGGACGGTAAGCGGTTTCACCCCCACTGGAATTGAAACCAATATTGATGTGAGCGGGTCGGATGGGACATGGGCGATTATTATGGAAGCCACCATCAGTGGGACAAGCGTTACTGCCGTCACCCTAGCAACCGATAGCTCGAACACGGTCCCTTCTGATACTTCCACGCACAGTTATAGAAAGGTCGGGGAGGTGGATGTGGCGTCCTCCATTATTACGGCGGTTCGCCCCAGCATGGCATGGTCGCAGAATGTCGCCATCTGCACGGCAGACACGCCACCTTACAACTGGACAACGGGAAGTTGAGCGATGAACGCCTTTGACCCTGCCCTGTTTGCGGCGAGCATTGGGTGTTTGCCGTGTTGCGAAGCACCTCCCGAGGAATGCGCATGCGCGTTACTACTGCCGGTCGGGTCTTTTCCAACAATCCCATTTGCCAACATAACAGATGCAAGTGACGCGATTGAAGATTTCACGGCGGACTGCCTCGTGTTCGCACAAGTGTTCGCGGACAGCCCGGCTAATCTTGGCGCGCTATCAGCAGATGACTCTACGCCAGACACGCTGATTTTGGCTGGGCAGGGGCTCGGCCCTGGTGCCGGGCTCGTCCTGCCGGAGCTGGCAATGTATAGCAGCCTGAATCTAAAGGCCGGCAGCACCCTAACAATAGATTTCTCGTATTCGGCGACGGGAGGAGCAGGATTCCAACTGGCAGCCTTCACGCTATACACATGCCTTGGCGCGGAAGTGGACTCGGGGGTTGATACAACTAATTTCACAGGCACATGGACGGTCAGCATCCCCGCGGATGGCGTATATGTATTAGAGTTGGGATTCCTTGGCCATCCAGACGGCACGGCGGTCACGAGCACGGTCACAAATTCATCCGACGACACGATGACGGCAAATCCGATCATCGCACTCTGGGACGACAGCGGAACGACTCGGCAGTTATGGGCGTGCCCGAAGCTACTGCTGCCGCCGCTCACCGAATCGACGGGCGACTGGTATGCCGATGAGACCGAGGCGCAGGCCGCCATCGACGACTACACGAGCAACTGCGTCGGGTACATCGAAAGCCTGACGAATATAACGACCTTCACGGCGACGGACGGGGGAACTTCGCTCACACTGGCTGCGGTGCTGACCGTTGGTGCGACGAGTGCTCCGGCAATGTGGGGAGGGGTAAACGCGGTCGGAGGGCAAACAATAACGATCACGGCAACGGCTGGGACCGGAACGCCAAGCCTCAGCGCCTTCATCTACGATGACACCGGAACTCTCGTTGAAGCCAGTGGGTCCGTGGCGTCCCCGTGGGTGTCGTCCGCGCTGCCCTACACGGGCAGATATACAATCAAGGTTACAACGTCCTCAACCTTGGCGACGGTGGCTCTAGCAGCAGCCATTACGTCATCTGGCGCGCTCTCAGTGAACCAAGTCCAAGCCCGTTATGATATAGGATTGGAGTGTTCAGCGAACCTCGATTGCTGATGCCACCCAAGACCATTACTCCTGCCGAACGCGCTGCCAGAAAAGGCCAGCCCGTCCCCGTCGCTGGCTTCCGCAAGAAGGGCTGCAAGACATGCAAACCGATTCCCGTCTATCCTCGCCCCCCTTTAAGCCTTGAATCTGTAAAACCTGCTATTAGAGAAATTACTATCCGCCATGGCTACGACTAAAAACCCCATTTTTGATAGAATCCGGCAGGATGGTTTCATGGGTGGCACTCAGGACAAGTTGCGGGCGTCCATGAACTCGACCTTTGCGAACCTGCGCGGAGGCACAGGGGCTCAGACTGATTTCGGTGAACAAAACAGAATGGCAAATGCGGGGGTTTACGAGCCGGGCTCTTTTGGGGCTCAAAATGCCGTGGCAAACGGGACCGGGGTTGTTGGGACGGCTGAACAGTTCAGGACGGGAACTGTTCCGGTTATGCAATCTGGAATTGACAACACCCCGCTCCCAACCGGCCGCGAAGGACTCAACGCCGCCACGGGAAATATTCTAGGTTCTGGTCTTAGTCGGGGTGCGGCTTCGGGCGTTTCTGGGCTCCCCGTGGCAACTCAAGTTGCGGGGGTACTTTCTGGCATGGAGGACACCGGGAAAGTCGCCGCATATCAGCAGCGATTGATGGAATCGGGGATTAATCTGAACGCTGAAAACCAAGCCCCGGGAGACTATCAAAGGAACCTCGTGGCGGCGCGTGGCATTTATGATAACGTCTTTGGCGCAGGATTGCCCGCAGGCGCTACGGGAGGCCCGACCACATCCTACGCCCCCACTGGATTTAGAGACCGCGTAATGCAGGCTAATGGTGGCCTAGTGTATGGGCAGGGGAACGTCATGGGCGCAACGGATGGGAAAAACGCGGCGGGCGGGAATCGGTTCTTTTTGGGCCAAGTCACCCCGATGGGTGCCAATGGACAGGCACCCGCTCCCCCGCCTAATCCGATCATGGATGAAAGGTCGGCCCCCTTGGGTTCGACGGCGAAAGCCCCATCCGCTTACGACCAGAACGCCCAAGCCTTCAAGAATCACCAAGTCACCCAGCAAATGCAGGCCGGGCTTTTGAAAGCCCTTCCCCCCGGTTACATGCTGGACCCGGACAAGCCTAACGCGATTAAGCCTATTCCGGGCGGTCCGGCTGAACAGAAAGCTGCCGATGACAAACGGGCCTCTGATGAATCGGTTCGCGCCACTCACGAAGCCGCCCGGCAGTCCGTGGAAAAGGCCAACATCACCACAAAGACGATTAACAAGATTCTCCCCCAGTTAAACAGCATGACAACAGGGGTTGCGGCGGCCCTGACTGAAGCGGTTCCTGGAACCCCTGCTTACAATGTGGGGAAACTGAAGGATACGGTCGTTGCGAATATCGGCCTGAAAGAACTGAAGGCCATGAAGGAGGCCAGCAAAACGGGTGCCTCTGGCATGGGTGCGCTTTCTGAAAAAGAGTTGGCCGTGCTCGAAACCTCCCTTGGTAATTTGAAACTGGCCCAGAAAACCGATCAGGTAGCGAAGGCCATGAAGGATGTTCGCAATTCCTTTTATCGCTGGCGCTCCACCTACAACGCAGGGCAGTTGGGCGAAACGCCCGAAGCCATGCAAAGGCAGTTGGCAGTTAAGTGGGCATTGGAACACGACAACGACCCCCGAGCTGAACAGATTCTTGCGATGGACGAAAAATAATGGCGTCCCCGAAAACAGTCGAATTTGATGCGGACGCCTATCTCTCACAGGTGAATCAGAAGGCTTTGGATGGGGTGGCTGGGTTCGACCCGGACGAGTACCTTTTGGGCGCTCCGGTTGCGGACAATGCCCCCAAGACCCTCCCGCCGATGTTTGCCAATCGGGCAGAGTTTGACGCAGCGGTAGCTAGGCAGGCCACCGAGAACCCGGAAAGTTTCGGTTCCAAGGCCAAGATGGCGGCCCGTGCATTGGGCTCTGCCGCTGTTAAGGTGGGCGTTCCGATTGCGGCCATGGCGGCGGCTCCCGTTACGGGTGGGGCATCATTAGCGGCGATTGGCGGCCTTTCCGCGATGGGTGGAGAGTATCTTGGCAACCAGATTGCAGGCGAGGAAACGACCCCGGGCGGCCTCTTTCAGGCTGGGGTGCTAGGCGCTACCCCGATGCGTTCCTTGCCCTCTGCAACCGCTCTACAGACCGCTGGAACCGCCTTGAAGGTGGGGACGGCTGGTGCCCTCGGGGCTGCGGGCAAAATCGCCCTAGACGAGCAACGCGCCCCCACGACCTCAGAAGTGGCCACTCCTTTCGCCATCGGGGCGGCGGTCCCCCTCGGTGTGAAATTGGGCGGCATAGACTCAGGTTCAGGCGCCAAGGCTGCAATCAAAGCCAGCGGAGAGGACTCCGTTCGCAGGGAAACGCTTCGGGCCGGTCGTGAGCTTGGCCTTGTCGTGCCGCCGTCCTCCGTCAACCGGCTCAACCCAAGCGCCACAAGCGATACGCTGGAATCTCTAGCGGGTAAAGCGGCCACCGCCCAAGCGGCGATTGAGCGCAACCAGCCGAAGATTAACACCGCCATTCGCGAAGACATTGGCCTGCCTGATGGTGCCCCGCTCTCGGAAATTGCGATTAACACCCAGCGAGTAGCCCCTAATCTCGTTTACGACAAGATTGCGAAGACGGGACCGGAAGCGAGCAACCTATTGGGACAGTTCAAGGCCAGCAACGACCGTGCGCGGGAACTCTTCTCGGCCTACAATCAGGGGAAAATGATGGGCCTCCCCAATAACGCCACGCTGGCGGATGCACGATTGGCGGCGGCGGAAGCGGATACGTTCAAGGGGCAACTTAAACAAGTTCTCCCGAAAGACCTTTTTGAAGAATTTGAGAACGCCCGTTTGAGACTCGCCAAGGTTGGACTGGCAGAGCGGGCGGTTCGCCTCGGGGACGGGAATGTTGACCCGCAGGTTTACGCACAAGCTTTGGACTCAGGTGAAAAACTCACCGGCAACGCCCGCACAATCGGAAAATTCGCGAACGCTTTTGAGCGTTACATGAAAGAGACGGCGAAAACGCCTGCCTCGGGAGTGGATTACCTGAAGACGGTTGGAAAACTCGGGCTTGGTATTGGGGGCGCTTCAACCGGCAACCCCGCTTTGGCTGTGGGCGGTCCGCTTGCCATGGTGGCGGCTGAACGCGGTTCACGCTCCATGCTCCTCTCCCCTTTCTACCAGAACCGATTCGCCCAACCCTACTATGGCCCAACCAAGGAAAGTTTGGCGGCTGGAATGGGCCGACTTGCGGCCATGGCTTCGGGGCGCGCAGAAGGGGAGCAACCCCTTTCCGAAGAAGAATACCTTCGCCATCAAGAATTGCTTGCAAGGGCTAAGGAGAAATAACCATGGCACTTACTCCACAGGAACAAGCGGAATTTGACGGGCTCAGTCGCCGCATTAAGGCAGCGGGTTATAAGCCACCCAAGACGCCTGATCCGCAAATGGTCCGTCCGCCGAAACAAGCGCCGCGCCAACCAGTCGGGAAAGACCGATCCGATGAAGTTATTCAGGCGCTTAGGGCGTCCACGGATAAAATTCTTTCTGCGATTCCGCATCAGGAAGAGAAGGAAACGCCACAACCCGAACAGAAGCCCAAGGTGTGGAAGTTCACCCATCGCTACGACGTTTACAACAAACTGATCGAAACCACGGCAACCTCCGAATAACATGTTCGGATATTTCCAGTTTGCCCAACCGCAGTTTGCCGACGTGCCCTATTTTTCAAGCCCGGGGCCTGCTGCTTCCGGTGGCGGTGGTGGGCCTCCCGGAAAGCGCCGCAAGAATCCGTTTGAATTATCCCGGCAGGAGCAGGCCGATAGGATGGAGCGGATGCTTATGGAATTTCTGAAGAACCAATAACATGGCGACATTTGACGCACACAAGAATTTAGCGGCATCATTGGTTGCAACCGCCCCGTCACCCGCCACCAGCGGAACATCATTGGTGGTGTCTGCCGGAACTGGGGCGCTGTTCCCGGCTGTTCCGTTCAATTGCACGGTCTGCCCGGTTGGGGTGATGCCCACGACAACCAATGCCGAGATTATCCGGGTCACAAACATTTCCACGGACACCTTCACGATTACCCGCGCCCAAGAGGGGACGGTTGCCAGAAACATTGTAGCGGGGGATTTCATCGCCAACAGCATCACGGTCAAATCCCTGACTGACATAGAAACCGCCGTTAATGATTCGGTGGTCGGTCCAGCCTCGGCCACGGACAACGCCATTGTCCTGTTCAACGGGACTACGGGGAAACTAGTCAAGAACAGCACGCTTATCTACAGCGGCACCACGCTGACGGTTCCTGATGCATTTTCGCTGACGAGTGCGGGGAGTATCGCGCTGGCGGCGGGAGGGTCGAATAAGGACATTACGCTTACGCCGAGCGGAACGGGTGCTGTCACGGTTCCTTCGGGCTCGCTAAGGGTAGGCACCGACACGACGGCAACGTGGCATCTTAACGTCTTCGCTGATGGTCTCACTGGGCTTCCCCCTTGGCAGCGAAACATTTCGACTCGGTTGGTGGGGACGCTTACCGCCGATGACGCGAACAGTTACCGGACAATCGACGGGTTCCTCTCTGTTGCCAGCGGCGGGTTCAACCTTACTGGCTCACTTCGCGGGGCGAACTTCGCGGTCAATACCACCGGCTCCACGACGGGCACCTACACGCTCATGCGGGGTGTGGAAACCTCCGTGTCGCTGACTTCGGCTAGTGCGCTGAACGCGACCACGCTGGAAGGCATGAGCAATACCTTGTCTCTTGCGACGGCTGGCGTTGCGACGACGGGTTACAATTACCGGGCGATAACGGCCCGCTCAACCGGAAGCGTAACGACCTACTACGCTTACTCCGCCGACGCCCCCGCCACGAGTATCGGAACGACGCTTGGCGTAGCCTATGCAGCCGACTGGACAGCCGCGACTGGTCGTTATGGCGCTTACTTCCCCGGAACCGTTCAGCATCTTTTTGGCGGTGCGGTTACGCTTGGTATTTCCGGAACCTCCGCCGCCTCGCTGGCCTTCCTTAACGCCACCTCTGGGAGCATCACCTTGGCCCCGCCTGCGGGGGCGCTCGGTACGGTTACACTAACCCTTCCAGCAGTCACGGGAACGCTTCTTGGAACCGGCACGACCGTCACGGTAGCGCAAGGCGGCAGCGGCATTGCCACAACCACAGCTTACAGTCCCATCTTCAGCGGCACGACCGCAACGGGAGCATGGAAGGCCGACACGGGGCCGGGAACAAGCGGGCAAGTCCTGACGAGCACGGGCGCGGCTTCTTACCCGACTTGGCAGGCGGTGAGCGTTACAGAAACCGTCATTTCCCCGACGCAGCTTGCAGCGGATACAGACGACTGGAACCCTACCAACCTCGCAACGGCTACGGTCATCCGCGTGGATACGGATGCGAGCCTGCGTTACCTGTCCAGCATCACGGCCCCGGCTTCGGTTAAGCGCCTGCGCCTTGAGAACATTTCCGCCAACACGCTGATCCTGAAGGACGACTCCGCCGCGCTTGGCACCGCCGCCAACCGGATGATTTTGGGAGGCCAGGATTTGCCGCTGTTCCCGGCGGATACCATAGATTTGATTTACGATACGACTTCCTCCCGCTGGCGGGCGGTGAACCCAATGTCGAAGGTCATGCCGCCGCGCCGGTTTGGTTGGTATGGTGTGCGTCCATCCTTTCCTTCTGCCTCCGCCGATACTGGCGTGTTCAACGCCTCTAGCACGGTTAGCGGCACCGCAGCGGCTAACACGATTACGGCGGCGGATTCCGCTAACGTCACAAATTACATCCTACAGACAACCGGCACGGATACAACCGGGCGCTCTCATTTTGGTAACGTCAGCTTTTCGCTGCTTTTAGGTAACAATTGGTATTGGCGCTTCGCATCCCGAATCAACATTGTTGCGCTCTCCGATGGCACTGAAACCTTCACCTACTGGGCTGGCCTGATCGACGCGTCCATCGGCAATCCGACAGACGGTGTTTTCCTGCGCTATACTCACAGCGTAAACAGCGGGAATTTTGAACTCGTGCTGCGGTCTAACGGCTCCGAAACCCCGGTAAACTGTAGTGCAGGTCCGGCGGCAAATACTTGGTGCGACATCGCCATCACCGTCACGCCAACCCGCGTTGAAGCGTATAAGGACGGCGTGTTGATTGGCTCGACCACGACCATGACCAACCTGCCGAGCGGGTCGGGGCGACAAACGGGCATCGGTTCGCTGATTATCAAATCCGCCGGCACGACCGCCCGCACGGCTTTGCTTCAGTCCTTTGAACTCGTCGGCTACAAAGGAGTGCCCTGATGAAAACGATCTATGTCATCTTCAATCCTGAGCCCGGCACGCTGGCGCGTTGCTATGATGAACCGATTCCCGGAGCGGTGAAAATGTCCGAGGAGGAGTTCATTGCTTGGCGGGATAAGCAACCTGTGTCCGAGGAACGGCCGGAAACCGCGCCCCCTACCTTGGACGACCGCCTTGCAGCACTCGAAGCCGACAACGCCACGCTGAAGGCGAAGCTAGCCGAACTGGAAGCCAAGCGATGACGTTCGCCCTTCTAGCCTCCATCCTTTCTTTCGGCTGGCCCAGCGAGAAAACCGTTTTCGTTTCGGTGGCAGACGACGCAGCGATGCAGGCCAAGGGATACCGGCGCATCACCCTGAACAAATGTTGCGGCTCGATGCTGCCCTCGATTCGCGGAGGGGAAACGGCCTACGTTGAGGACTACCGGCGCGGCATGGACCTGTTCGCGGGCGAGATTGCCGACGACGGGCGGGCAATTCATCGCATCATCGCGCTATCAAAAGACGGCGTTAAGCTGGCAGGTGACGCCAACCAACGCAGTGACCCATGGGAGCCGCGAGACAACATCCGCTATATCGTCCGTGTCATCGTCAGAAAATAACCCCATGAACTTCTCCCCCACAGTTAAGGCTTGGATTCAGCTTATCACTCTAGTCCTCGGGACCGGAATCGGCGTCGGCGTAACGGCGTTTCTGGGCGGTTCGCATTGGGTGGTCGCTTTACTTTGCGGGCTTGGAACCGGAGCCACGAACGTTTACCATGCCATTTCCGAATCACCGAAAGACAGAATTGCGAAGCAAACCAAACCTCCGTTTCCTCCAACTCCATGAGATCCATTCGACTGCTCCTAATCTCCCTCGTGCTGGCTGTGGCTGGCGCTGTTTGCCTCACGAACCTGACAGGCTGCTCGACTCCGCCGAGTGAACGGGTGGCAGCTGGCAGCACCCTAAAGGCCATCGGGCACACCGCAGAAGCTGCTGTTGAGTTGTCGGCGTTGCTCTACAAAGACGGCAAGATCAGCGGCGAACAGGCGCAGGCGGTAATGACGTTCTACAATCAGCGTTACCTCCCGGCGTTCCGAGTCGCCGTCACCGCCGCAAAGTTCGACACCGACCGGCTTGCGCCCTCGGAAGTCATCGCGCTAGCCACGGAACTCGTCACCCTCGTAAACTCCTACCGCTCTATGAAGCCAACCACCATGCACGAACTAAAGCCGGGCGATAAGATTCTCGCGCCCGATGGTCACAATGTAATGACGTATCTAGGAAACGGCGGATGGACATGCACACTGGCTTACGTCGCGCCGAAAGAACCCCTGCTCATCGACGCGAGCCTGTTGCTGAACCCCAATCCCAAACAGGAATAATCCCATGTCCGTCACCGCCGTTATGCTCCTCGATGCCCTGATTAAGTTCGGGCCAACCGTAATCTCCGTTGGGCAAAAGCTCGTGTCCGACATTGCCGCCGGTCGGGGCGACAAGCCGCTTACCGCCGATGACTGGGCGGAACTGGACCGGCTCGCCAACCAGAGCGCGGAGGACATTTACAAACGGCTGGGCATCACGCCACCGCCTAAGCCGTGAACCTCATTGCCCAATTCGCAGCGGAGAATTGGCCTACGCTGCTGTTCGCCTACGGCCCGCTCGGCGGCATAAGCTGGTGGCTGTCCCGGCAGGTGGAGAAGCTGCTTGGCGAACTGCGCGAGCGAGACAAACTCGTGAGGGAAATCAGCGATCAGCACGTTAAGGCCATGGAAATCGTCTCACACAAACTTTCAGGCATCAGTCGTGCGCTGGTGTATAACGCGGCCACGCATGGACCGGAGAGCATTCGACGGCTGGCGGAGGACGAAATTAAAAAGTGGGACGGGCAGGCTAAATGAGACTTCTCACGCTAACGGGCAAACTCATCGTGGCTGCCATCATTCTCGTGGTGTTCATCGGCTGCGCTCTCTGCTGGTAAAAAGAGGAAGCCGGAGGGATTGCGCCCCTCCGGCCCCAAGGATTCATGGCCAACGTTGTTTGCCAGAGGATTGCTCCAGCGCCTGCTCACCTAGGGGCAAGATGGGGCGACGGCGGGAGTTTTACAAGCCTGCTTTTACGGCAGCGCCTCGGTAAAGGTTACCTTCGTTCCCTCTAGGCAACGCTTCCCGACCTTCACTTCAGGGTTCACGAGCAATGCCATGCAGGCAGGGTCATCGTTCAGCAGCAGCCCGACGCGCCGGAACTGATCGTTCAGGAACTTCGTTGTCGGGTTGTCCGCATCCCTCAACTGGCAGACGTAGCAGGTGTAAATCAGCAAGAGCCTCGTGCCCTGTGGTTGCCTCGGGTATCGGCCAAGGATGGGCAGGATTGCGTCTAGGGCCTTGGCTGCATCGCGGTTGGCGGAAACCTTTCCCCATTGGCCCGTGATGGTGTTCAGGCTGGGAACGCGATAGTCCAGCCATAGCGTGAACGGGTAGGCAGAGGGTATCTTGGCCGCCTCGGGTGCCTGAAAGACGCTGTGGGGCGGTTTGGCGGGGGTAAGCGGGGCTCCTATATGTTTCTCGTGAAGGCGGGCGCGTTCATCCCCGCAACGCTCGCAAGGGCAGGAAGGATTGAACAGGTCCGGGAGCGCGGGCCAAGCCGACTGATGGGCAATGGGCTTCGGCGGGGCCTTGGCGGGGTGCAGCGCCCCCACGATCATGTCCTGATACTTGGAAGGATACTGGTCTAGGGTTTTACGTTTCACGGCTTCTCTTCTGGCTCGGGTTGAATCCAAGGCCTGCGGGGGCGAACTGCATAATGGGAACCATAGCAGCGTTTTTCCGGTGGCATTGTGCGGAGAAGAATCCCAATCGCTTCCGGCTGGCTATGCGCTTTGCACGCCCACCCGCAATCGGGGCATACCCAAGTAAGTTTAACGCTACTCTCACCGATAATGTTCATAGGAGCAGGCCCAACTCGCGGGCTTCCCGGGGGTGCATGTGAATCCATCGGTGGCACTCGGGACAGGTTGCCATGAAGTGCCGCGTCTGGTTGAGCATGTCGCCAAGCCTTCGTTTCTTGTGGTGAATCTCGGTAGCCGTTGCGCCGCACCGCTCACAAGTCGGTTGGAGTTCAAGGTAGCCTTTGCGGAGGATGCGGTAGAACCCAAGTTGCTGGCGGCGCTTCGGGGACACTTTGCGGACCCTCACCTTACGGGCGAGACGCTTACGAGGAGCCGGGCCTTTCGGCTTTCTGGCGAGCCAGTCTTTGAAGGAGGGAATCATGTGACCTTGTAGCCGTGCGTGTCCGTGCGCCAACCGTCATCCGTTTTCAATACGTGCCAGTTTCCTCGTGAGGTTTCGATGACCAGATTCTCGGGGTCGTAACCGTTCTTAACCGCGTGCTCCGCCCACAAGGCAATCAGGTTCACGTTAAGCGCGGGCACCTGATTGCCTTTGAGGTCAAACGCGCAGACTCCGAAATGGTCGAAAACGAAACTGCTTTTAATGGAGTTCATGCGGTGAGTTCTAGCGATGCCTGCTCGGCTATGCTGGCGGGGTACGAATGTCTCGCAAGCCAGGTTCTGGCGGTGCTTTCCTTTCCGGGGGCGAGTCGCCAAGAGCGGAGGATGCGACCCTTTGCGCTAGGGTCCGGCGATGGCAGGTAGCCGACGCACACGATCAACTCACATTTCTGGAGCATCTTCACGGCCAAGCCTGAAACGTGGATGTCGCCGTTTGTGATGTCGGCAGGCAGGGCCGCTGCGGTGAAATCTCCCCCAGCCAGCGCACGGTAAATCAGCGCAGCGCAAACCCCGTGGAAGTCCTTCCCGCGAAAGTTTACCACGAGCACGACCGCCCGCATCAGGTCCAACTCTGCCGCCGGGCTCACTTGCCGCCCTCCATGAGCGAACCGGGCTGCCACTTGCCCACCGTTTTCAGGAAGGCTTCGCAGCGTTGGGGAGCGGTGGCGTTCAGCGCGTTGAAGTCTGAGAAGCAATGCATCGGGTGCTTTGTCGCAACGGCAAGAAGCTCGTCCACGAACTTTGCCTTTCCATCGGCTTCAAGGGTTCCGATCATCTCGTGGCAGGCGTTAAGGTCGGAGAGGTAGTCGGGGAGATGATCGCAAGCGCGCGGCGAGCGATTCCCATTCGGGTTGTCCCCAAATGGAATACTGTCGCCCCCGTTCCATGTGACATGCTTCCACCCGCACGCCTCCGCAATCGCCACCCTCATCGCTTCCGGCTTCATGGCTGTCCCTCCATGAGCGCGAGCACCCGGGCCACTCCCAGTTTGTTCACGGCGTTGGCTAGGGCTTGCGCTTGGGACTTGGTGGCCGGAATCACGGCAAGGCTTCGGACGACTTTGAGGGGTGCGCTCAGTTTGCGGGGTTCATCTGCCACAACGAAAACGTCGGCGCGCTCTGGCATCGCCGCGAACAGGACGCGGGCTTTGGGTGGTTGAGGGGGTGGGGTCTTCATGGTAAGTTATTCCTTCCCGCCTAGTGCGGAGCGACGGGCGGCGTCGATGGCTTCACGAAGTGTTCTTGGCGTGCCGTCGAGATAGCCGCGAACCCAAAAAACCTTGCGCTGATCGGTGTCATCGTAAGCCGGTCTATGGCAAAGAACATCGCGCCCTTGCGACTCCAGCCAATCCAGCCGGGCCACGTCCCTGTCCGCCCCATCCGCGTCCGCTGGGGCGTGCTTGGCGAGCGGCAGAGACGTAAGCGCATCGTCGGCTTTCTTCTTCGCCCGCTTCATGGCGAACTGGAGATTGGTCCCCTCGTATTCCTTGGCCTCGATAGCGTGCCAGAGTTGCGTGCTACACTCCTGTAGCGCCTCGCGGGCCTCCTTCGCCCATTGCGGTATGTCGTTTGTGCTCATTTGATTCGTCCTTTGCATTTGAGTAACGAGGTTTTGCTGCGCTCGATATGGCGTAGCGTTTCCGAAATCGTCAGCGGCGACTTCGCCATGCCAAGAAACTCCTGTTCGCGCACCCAAGCGACGATTTGCTGACGCTGTTTCTTGCTGGCCGCGTGGTAGTGCATACGCACCTGCGCTAGGTGGCTCATGTTCCGCCCTCTGGGTGCGGGGTGGTGGGCTGAAGTCCTTCAGGTGCGTTGGTGCCTCGGCCTTGCCCGTTCGCATACTCGGATTCGATTGTCCCGTCAGCTCGTTCAACCGTGACGGCAATCGCGCCGGTCTGTTCGCTATCGAATGTCGTGTGTGTCTTGCGACCGCTACTATCAATGGTCGTTATTGTTCGCGTGCTCATAGCTTGTCGCCTCCCTGCGGGCTGGTCTTGGGTGGGGTGGGCGGAAACTCACGGGCCAGCAGCGCCTTGAACTTCTCAACGTCGGGCGCTGGTGAGTCCTTCCGGTTCACGATCATGTCCGACCAATTGAACGGGTCCGGCCAAACGAGATAATCCTCTGTGTCGCCGGATACCGCCTGCGGGTGAATGTAGAAGTGGTAGCCGCCGTCCGGCCTCTGATTCACGCCGATGCTGTGATAGGTGATTTGCTTCTTGTGCGCGTTGTCGAAATAGCGCCAGAGCGTCGGGTGCTTCGGTTCCGGCTGCATCGTCAGGTCCGGCTCCCTCTCGCTGATGGGGACTGCCCGTGAAGCGACTGCCGCATTCAGCGCATCCGTCAGGTCAGGACCGCCCTCAACGGTGCAGCCACCGGGCGTAAACGGTGCCGCCTGCTCCGTCCCGCTGGCGTTCCCTGCTGCGTCCACGACTCGGCCCTCGGCGTTAGGCCAGTTCGTCCCGCTCCCTCCAATCAACTCCCCCTTGGCTGCCAGGGCCTTTGCTTCGGTGAGGGCGCGTTCAGCAGCGACGATGCGAGCGATGTCGGCGTGTTCCTGTTTGGTGGCGGACCAGTCGGGAGCGGCGGGTGGAAGCGACGCTTCCTTGAGACAGGTCATAACGATGCCTTCCTTGTGGCGTGGCGTGATGTTAATGCACGCGCTTTTGCCATCGTTTCCGAGAATGTGGAGCCAGTATCCATCTTCTTTGAGTTCGATGCGTAGCCGGTTGCCCTGCGGCAGCGACGGCGGGTTTGGGTGGGTGGTCATTTGTCGTCCTTCTTGGTTGAGATTGAACACCCTCCGAGAACCACGAGGATGCAGACCCATCCACCAAGGACAGGAAAGTCGTGCATACAAAGGTAAACGCCAGACCACAAGGCACCGAGCCAGCACAAGGCAACAGCTAAGGCGTTCATGTCGTCCCCTCCCCGATGGTTTGGCGGATGCGGGCGGCATCGGTGCGGGGCGTAGCAGTTACGGTTTTCTCACTCATGGCGTTTTCGGGGTTGGGGGGTGAGCCTTGGCGATCTGCTCCCGATACTCGGTGGGCACATCAAACCAAGTCGCCCATTTCTCGGGTAGGGTTTCTAAGTTGAAGATTTGCTTCGCCGTTGCCCGCCAGTCGCCCTTTGGCTCCGTGTAGCGGGTGTCGTTGCGGGAGGCGGAGCGGGTCTTCTTGAGGGCGATGCGGCTTTCCTGGCCCCACTCGTTGGCCTTCCAGTTGCGCACGGCGGCCTTCCAGTCCTTCATTTTGGCCTTCCCCGAGACGACCCAGCCCTTTTGCGCGTAGGTGTCGCACCATTTCTGGCCGTCCATCGGGTATTCGATTTCGGCGCTGTAGAGCGTGACCCAAACAGCATCGGGCGGAATGGTGTGGGCCGTAGCCTCGCGGGCTTTCTTGGCCTTCGGGCTGGCATCGGAGACGGCTTCCTCAACAGCAGCCCCAATGATCGGGCGGCAGACGGCAGCTATGTCGTCGCGGAACAGCGGGCCTTTGGCCTTGCGGGCCGACAGAATCGCATCGGCGCACAGGTCGGCGGCGTCAGGTTGGGCGGGGAGAGGCATGGTCAGGCTTTGTGGAGGTTCTCGTCTTCTTCGCGGTTGTTGCGGTCCTGCTCTTGGCAGTAGGCTTCATACTCAGCTTGCGGCATACCGGACCATCGCGGTGCCTGTGGTTGGGCTGGCTCCACGATCTGCGCGAGCAACCCAAACCTCTGGCGGTTCTCCAGCAGGGCACGCTGCTCCTCTGCTTCGCGATGGATGTGTTCGCGGGGTGTCATGGCTCTCCGCGCTCAATCCGTCCCTGAATGTTTACGAGGTCGCGGGTGATGCCCTCGATTTCCGCGATGGAGATAGTGGACCACGGTTCCCCTGCGTTCGGCCCCTTCAGCCAAATGTCCACGGCGCGGGCGAGCGCACCCCCAACCGTAGCGCCATGGGGGAGGTTTACCGGAAGCCGTTCTTGGGCGTTCTGGCTGCTTTGGCGGGGCGCTTGAACCTGGGGCGGGTTCGGGGCCACCGTCCGGCTTTGCGTCGTTGTAGGGCGGCTGGGCGGGTCCCCCGGCATATCCTCGCCTTCGGGCTTACCCGTATAGGTGCCCTTGCTGGCGTCAGGGTTGCGGGTAATCTTGAACTTGTCTTGGCCTCGCGGGGATTTCCCGGTCACTTCGTAGCCAACAACCTCCCCCACGACATAGGCGGGAGGGTTGGTCTTGGCGTTGACCTGTCCGGCGTGGCCGTCCTCGAATCCTACCACGAAAGGATAAAGCGTGCCGTGAGCGTTGGTCCAAGCGGCCCCATCGGGCGTGATGCGAACGATTTTACAGATGTTCATAGAGTTATTCTTTGAAGTTAGTGCGGAACGGGCGCATGGCCCGCCCCTCGGATTTCTTTTCAGCGTCGATAGCCGCGAGTCTGTTAATATCCTCGGGCGTGAGGGTGTTCTCCGGCAAGCCACGCATGGCCTCCTCATACTCTCTCTGCCATTGTAGCGCAGCGGCGTGCTGCCTTGCCATGTCCACGGCGAAGGAGGCAAAGGGGGACTGGAAGGGCGGGGAGAGGGGGCGCGGCACGTTCATTGGGTGGGGCGAATGGGGGCGAGCCGTTTAGCGAGGTGGTCGGTGAGGTCTTGGAGTGCTTTGCGCAGGGCCTTCGATTCATCGCCAAGATCAAATTCTATGTCCGAATAAGCGGTCGCCTCGATCACCACCTTCTCAGCGAGTTCCCCGAGGGCGTGCAGTTCTTCGCTCTGTTGGTGGATGGCCGTCGCGTGTGCCGCATGGCTATTCACCGCTTCCACGATAAGGTCCGCATTGGCGCGGTGTCGTTTAAGCGCCTCATCTTTGATGGCGAAGATTGGGAAGTAACACACGATGTCCGCAATCTTACCGGAACCGTCACGGCGCAACGGCCCAACGTAGATCGTTTGCGTGGTTTCTTCGATGCCCCAAGGTGTCGGGGTGGATTGGATGGTAGTATTCATGGTAGTTAGATACAGTCCCTCACCGGAGAGAAGCCGGACCTCCCCGCAAAAGCTACCAGCCTATCCAGCAGTAGCCCTTGAGATACGCCCGACTTGCGCCAGAGGGAGAGCTGGCGGGAGGTTTGGGCGGAGATGCGGCAACTGTGGCGAACGCGATTCTCTCGGCCCTGCCTCGCGTTAAACTTGCGCTGTGCTTGCGTCATGGGGGTGAGCAAGTGGGAACCAAATCTGGTTTGCAAGACAAACAAGACCGGAACGCACGACTCATTTTGTAACGGGCGCGAGTGGGTCTTTGCCCCATGCGGGATGGGGCATTTGTTTAAACAAACAAGCTTGCGGCGGGGGCCAGGTTCGGCTTGATTCCTTGCCTAGTCCGCGAACATTCACTTGAAGCCCCGTTGAGAGAAATCTTGACGGGGTTTCTCGTTTCTGCCTTTTGGTATCCGAACCTGAATGTTCGCGTGAGGCTCCCGCAACGAGCCCGAATCCCGCTCCCCCTGAAACACGGTCCGGTTGCGGTAGGAATTTAGAACGGTGCGCGGCCTGCCCTACGGCAAGGCGAGCGCAGCGTTCAGAATGGTGGCCTAGCTTAACGGTGCCAGCCCTCACGGGCTCCAAAGGAAACCGGAAGCGCGCAAGCGTAGGTGATATTAAAGGCCGCGGGTGTAGAATCCCGCCTTGACCGGCTATTGGGAGCACAACCGCCATTCTGAATCCTGCCCTTGCCCACCAGCCGCGCTTAATTCCATGGTCGCACGGGCGGTGATGGCACGTTCTTCCCCTAGCATAGTGTGAACGGTTTCGGGTTGCTGGATGATCCGGCCCGGTTACCCGTCGAAAGACGAGTGCGCTGCGACATTAATCGCGGAGGGTCGGGTTTGACTCCCGAGGGGAAAGACGTGCCCTTGCTCCCGTGCGAGTGAGGTGCCGTAGCTTTGGAGAGGGGTGCTGTTGTAACGAACATGCTGGGGCAAACACCTCCGCGCCCCGGGGATCGAACCCCGGTCACCCCTCTCCATCCCCTGAAATGACATGATGCCGTGGGGAACTCCAGAGCTACGGTTCAAAAGCATACGCGATAGTCCTCGGTGATGCTCCATCCAACCTCCCCAGCAATGGGTGAGGTGTCGCACCGCTCCTGAGCCTCAATGATAAACCACCCAAAGCCCCCTGACCGAGCGCGCCCGTAGGAAGCGGAGGACACCGCCCACCGGAGGACGGAGCTTGATTTCGCGGGAGGGGCGAATCAGGGATTGCGGTTCCAGGTTGAGATGCCTTTATCCCTAGTGCGCCCCAGTAAGGCGTTTCAAACATGAGTAAGCCAATGCGTGCCAAGATGAGTATCCAGTCCGTTACGCGGACGGGGTATTCCGAAATCGTGGAGATGAGTGCGGTCTATGGCGGTTCGACTAACAACGAGGACAACTCGTTTTCCAAGTCCACCCCCAGCGGCAGCATCAAGCTCCAGATCGACAACAGGGAGCTGCACGGTGCCTACAACCCCGGTGACACGTTCTATGTGGACTTCACCCCGGTTCCGAAACCGTAACTGAGATCCTACAACGCCGGCACGTTGCCGCGAGCCCCGGTGGACCCGCAAGGGAAGTCGGGGCCTTTTTATGCCCGCTTACTTGAAGCCGACTGCGATGCTCGGAGGGCGCGGAAGTTCAATGCTGACCGGCTCCCCCTAGGATGCAGGGGGCGAATCATGGAGGGTCAGCGGCCCTCAAGTAGGGCGAGGAACGCGGCGATGCCTAGCGGAATGAGCATCCACCACCAGCCGAGCAGCAGGACGCCGCAAAGTTTCAGGACCGTGAAAAGCATCATGGCGAGAATGGCCGCGAGGAAGAACAGAGGGGCGAATGATATGTTGAACATTGGTTAGTTTGGTTTGGCCTGGTTGAACGCGAGGAAAGCGGTGATGCGGGTTGATAGGTCGCCTGCCTCCTTGGCGCGATGGTGCGGCGGCGGGTCGCCCACTTCGTTGTAAGCGGAGTTTGCGGCCCCGATCACGAAAGCGTTGGCCTCCGAAAGCAGGGACAAGGCTTCGTGGCGTGGCGGGATTCCAAATCGTGCGTCCAACACAAACTGACGCGCCAAGGCAAGACCCTCCGCGAACCTCTCGGCAGATGGGCGATTGTTTTTCCAGTTCATCGCGTAGTCGATTCCGGCAATCGCCATTTCCGCACGCTTCGGCCACTCAGGATGTGCGCTCGCCTCGGATGCTGCATGTGTGTCGTCATTGTTCATAAGAAGTGATTGGGGAGAACCTCAGCCCGACCTCTCGCTGCCCGCTTCGTAACGTTCCTGTGTGACGGGGCTACCTTTCGGGCTGAGGTTCAAAGGGGGGATGCCCTGGGGGCGAGCAAGCTGGAAACCGATTCGCCCTTCTTGAGCCTCACTACATACCTCTGATGCTTGGGGGGCTTCACGGAGTAGCGGGAGCGCTTTGGGGCGGGCGGGATTGGGGAGAGTCCGGCTTCTTGCGGGGTGCGGTAGGTCATGGCAACACCGTCTCCTCAACCCTTGCGAGCGCCCGCGCCATTTTCTCCGCCGCCGTCTTGTTTCGGCCCTTGAATGAGTGCCCGGCCGTCACGAGCCGCGTGTAGAGCGCATCGCGTGACGCGAAGTGGGCGATTTGGTGGAACGGGTCGTCCTTGTCCGCCAGCACGTCGTAGCCCTTCGCGCTCGCGCAGTCTGAAATAATCGTGTGAACGCCCGGCATCGTCGTGCGCGCAAACGCGATGGCCTGTGTCTCCATGCCGGTTGTGTCATCGGTGTCGGCAATGCAGACGCCCTGCTTCACGCCGAGGAGCCGCCCGTCGCTGGACTTCACCACGATGGCCCAGCCAAAGAACCGCACGGGCTCCGCGTGATCGTTGGTCGCCACCCAGCGGTTCACGAACGAGATGTCGGTGTATGCAATCATGGCGTGCTGTTGGCTTCTTTGGCCCCTAGAATACGCGCCACCTGCTCAACGGAATAAGAGGCCGCGTATAAGGAAAATATCTCCGCTTGGTATTTTAGAATCACCTCGTCATCTAGCCACTCATTGAGCGAGCGGGAGAACTGGAAGAAATCTACCGTGATCGGTTTCATGGGGTGGGAGCAAAGCAGCGAGCGGGCAGAGGGCAAGCGAAATATGCAAACTTAAGTATTGCCAAAGCTAAGTAGTGCCGTTCTCTTTCGCCCATGACCGTGAAAGAAATCCAAAAGCTCAGGGACAAACTGAACCTGACCCAGAAGCAACTCGCGGAGAAATGCGGGGTGTCCATCCGCACCGTGCAGGGCTGGGAGCAGGGCAATCCGCCGAGCGGGTCCGCGAAAATCATCCTCGGTATTCTCGCCAAATGAGCACAACCTACGACAAGGCATACTTCATCGCGAAGTTCTCGGCCATTCCGGATGAGCTGTGGGGCGAAGGCTCGTATGGCAACATGTCTGACGGTCCCGCGTGTGCGATGGGACATTGCATGCGGTTGGATGACTTGGACGGGGCGGCTGAGCACACGCGAAAACTCGCCGCGCTGTTCCCGCAAGCCAACGAATATATTTCGGGTTCCCGCGTGATCGAAATCAACGACGGTTCCGACCCTCGCTACCAGCAGCCGACTCCCAAAGCCCGCATCCTCGCAGCACTAGCTGACCTGCCATGACCACCGACCCGCAGCCTACCCCTGAAGTAACGACCCTTTGGGGAGAAGATTTCGTTAAGATGTACCCGCACCTTGCAGGGACGAAGTTCAACCGCCTGAGTTTTAGATTCGTTAGCCCGACGCCGGACCAAAAAACTCTTGCGGAATATGAGATCGGGCTTCGCTTCGATGGAGTAGTGGTATGGAGAGAGGTAAAGCCATGACCACCCGGACCACCGAACTGCTGCACGCGGCTAATAAGGCCAGACTTGCTGGGGAGCACGAGCTAAACAACTGCTTCCTCTGCCTGCTGACGCTGGGGGGAGAGACGCCGATTCGCCCCGATGTTCCCGCTGAGAAGAAAAGGGAGGACCAGCCGTGAGCGGGGAAGCTATCCAGTTTTGTAAATGCGGGCACGGCCCGTTGTTTTCATGGGAGCGGCGTGAGCATGGTTGCTGGAAATGCGAAACGCCCCCCTTAGCCGTGGAACGGGAGCGCATCCGAATTGCCGGATTGCTTGGGGCGAACGTTCATAGGGAAGATCCACACGGACTTGGCCTCACCGTTTTTGTGTTCAGGGGCCAGCAATGCCGTTTCGATGAAATCATTTATCGGGTCTCCACCGATTCGCCCCTCCCCCTACCTGATTCCTCCGATGTTCAGCACAAGCGGCAGGCCGTGAAAAACACTTTCAGCCAGAACCCCTTTGGAGCATGAGCCCTGAAGCTCAACGCATAGCAATAGCCGAGGTGATGGGCTGGAAGCGTGAAGGCACCTGCACGGAGACGTATTCTACCGGTGACGTAGTTCATCAGTGCTGGAAATCCCCTGACGGAAAAACGCTTTGGTGGGGAAGCCAAATCGCCGGCTTACCCGACTACCTCACAGACCTCAATGCGATGGCAGAAGCCGAGCGTATCTTGACCGATGAGCAGCGGGTTACTTATGCCGCCAACGTCGAGGCCATAGTTGAGAATGAAATTTGGGAAGCGTGCGGAAAGCCTGAGCGCGGGCTAAAACAGCAGCTCTGCCTTAACACGGGAGATCCGCACGGAACCGCTGATTACTTCCACCTTTATGCTTTCATCACGGCGACATGCGCCCAACGTGCCGAGGCTTTTCTTCGGACAATCGGAAAGTGGACAGAATAGCCGTGACCCAAGCCGAGCGCATCTTCGCCGCCAACTTCCCGGACACCTACCGGGCCGCCCTCGTGCGCTTCCCCGAGCCTGAGAGCGCAGCCATAGAAGCCCCCCGTGGCAAAATGTCGGCTCTGCCATTCGAGAACGGCCCGACCTTGGCGCAACCTGGGGTTAAGATCACCCCCGAAGTAGCACGGGAGCGAATGGACCTGCGGCTACAGCGCCAGCGCGACCACCAATGCATGGTGTGCGGGGATCCGGCGAAGTTTTATCCATCCCGGAAGTTCAACCAATGGGGCAAGCGTTGCGAGTTGCACGCGAACGGCGAAGCGGCGTATATTCGGGCGAAGCGAAAACAGCTAAGCGCGTAGCCGGTCCCCAAAAGCCCGAAGGGCGCGAGCCTGAACGCCCAACATGGCAATCCGCTTGTAGTGTTCAGCGGAACGCCGCTTGGGGCTGCCCTTGGTCTTCCCGCCCCGCGCCCCCCACTTCTTGAGTCTTTCAGTCGTGCGTTTCATGTTAGGCGACCTTGCCAGCGGCCCACAGAACGCCGTATTGAGCGTAGGACATGGGATTGTGGCCGTGAGCCCGAAGATGGGCGCAAACAGGCTCAGAGTGGCAGGAATCGCCCGAGAACATGGCGTCCACGATTTCAACGGCCCGCGCCTTATTGAATCCGGCCCGCTGGCAGACCGTTACGCCCTCGAAAACGTAATCCCAAGAGTCCGCGTTGTTCTTGTAAACCGAAACGCCCCGATGGGTGAAAAGAGCATGCCCATCATACTTGAACTCACGGCGGGAATAAGCGGACTGCGGGTTGTGGAATGGATTGATCGTGGTCATGGGAATGTTAGTTGAGTTTGCAGTAGCAGATGACCGCGCCGTAAGCGTTGTCCTTACGGTCAGCGAAGGAGCGAGCCCGCTTGCGGTTCGCGTAGGTCGTGCGGTAGAGGACTTCGCCAGAGCGGGAATCAATGACCACGTATTCGCGGTCAGCGGGGATTTCGGAGGGGATGTTGTTGTTTTCCATGGCCACACTCAATCACCCCGAACATACAACCACAAGCCTAACCGCAAGCCAACTCCAACCAAGTAGCAGAACTTATCACCCCATAAGTTTTCAACCTTGATTCGCCCCCAGCGCGGCCCTAAGAAGCTGTGCAAGATGGGGGACCAAGAGCCATTCAACGAAGAAGCCCTTAATCGGGCTCTCAATCACATCTATCGCAAGCGCATAGATGTTGCCCACGTCGGTCCCAAAGTGGATGTGTCGGCCCTGATGCGTAACGGAATCGGGTTTCACATGGAGTCGTCCGACTTGGTTCTTGTGTCATCTGAAGGGATGCGCCGGGCAAAGGAATGCGGTGCTGTCATCGAATCCTAATTGTAAAATGCCCATGCCTGACTCCACCGGCAGACCCTACCATTTCGAGCGTGATGCCCAAACGCCCCCAGAACCCGTTTTAAGCGCCCCTGTGGCCGTTCCGCCCCCTGATACCCCCCAAGCACAGATCGCCCCTCCTAGCGCCCCAGAATCGCCCAAGAAAGGCAATCGCCAAGGCTTCAACGGTGGTGGCCACCGCCCAAAGGGCATCCACACACCCCTCCGCACCAAGAAAGTCTATAACATCGAACAACTAGCCGACGCTGCCGCTTCTGCCGTTATCATAGGCAAGGGTCGCGGCCTCCAGAAATCCCCACTCCTCGGCCCAGTCACATCCAACGACCGAGAAACCATCAAAAGAATCACAGGCGAATCAGTCGAAGTCTTCAACGAGCACATGGCCTCCCGCCTCCGCCTCATCGCAGACAAAGCCGCCTCTCGCATCGAAGAGAAGCTAGACAACAACGAATTCAAATCAGGCGAACTCGGTTTCATCCTCTCCGTCGCCCACGACAAACGCCTCTCCCTCGACGGCTCCCGCGCCCTCAACAACTCCTCCGTAAACATCCAAGTCAACAACTTCGGCCCCACACCCAAAGACTCCCTCCTCTCTGAACTAGACGGATTAGGCTCAGTTAAACAGGTCTCCCCCATTGCTGTCTGACCTATCAACGTATCTGCATTTGTGTCTGCATTGTAATAGCTTTCTCTCCGTGGCCTCTCTTTCCCAGTTACTTACGCTATTGAGACTAGCAGGAATCAACGATAATCACCTAGCCAACCAGAACTCAACCCATTGAGTACCAACAACAGAACCGGAACTGTCATGCACAATAACCATTACGTCTACTGTTGTCCTACTTACTGTCTGTCAGCGTCTTGCCCATAATCACAGGCACCGGGGGAGGGGGTCGCAATAGGCTGCTGCCCTTGGAAGTGGGACTAATTCACAGCCTAAAGATGAAAACCGCAGTGAACATAACTAACTAAAAATGAACTATCTATCAATTGTTTCGAAGCATATTGAGTTGGCAGAGGTGGCGTATGGGAATATCAAGACGGAGGAGACGAGACTAAAGGCTAAGGATGTGATTATCGCGTCTCTTGGGAGAATGGGGATGGGGTGGGTAGGGAAGATTCCTGAGCAACCGAGGCAGCCCGAGGAATGCGCGTATAATGCCGTTTCTGTGACTGTAGGGAGTGCTGTTACGGTTGAGGGTGTGGTGGTGGGGTCTGTGGGAGAAGTGCCACTGGTGTGCCCAGAAACGGCTGTTGTGGGGGTTCAGGAAGTAGAGATGATCGGTGGGTGGCCAGAGAGGGCGGTGGTTACGCTTACGGGGTTGGCTCCGAACAGGCGGATGATGAGGGGGAGGATAGGGGATGGGAGGGTGGTTTGCGTGGAGAGGGGGTTGGGGAAGCCGACGAGCGGGGATCACAACTGCCGGATAATTCGGGCAGGGGTTTCGCCGCTTTACCGGATGGTTTGGTAGCCTGCTATACACTTTTCTTTGTTCTGCTATACGTTTCGGCGTGACTTGCTATACATGGTTGCTATACGTTTGGTCATGGCGAAGAAGCAATGGAACGCACGACTGAGCGAGGAAACGATTTTGGCGATCAAGATTCGGGCGAAGGAATTGGGATGCTCGGAGGCTGAAGCGGTGGAGCGTGCTTTTGCGGTGGCGGCTAAAGGCAGGACGCCAGATTTTGACTATAGCGGGCCTATAGTGGTTCCACATCCACCAGCCAACAAGCGGGAGATTTTCGAGATGCTGAAGGCTGGCCTTTCAGGTAATCGCGGCTCTATGTCCTCATTTTCCGCCCATTCCGAGGTGCCTGAACTTCAAAACGTCCCCACGGCCCCATTCGACTTCAATGACGAGGAAGGGAACCCCCATCGGGTCCGGGCCTATGGGAAGTTCCTGAAGGTATGTTTCCTGCGGGATGGGGTGGAGGAGCCCCTTCGTAATCTGCGGGAGGGTGAACTGGAAACCCTGTGGCAAAAGCGCATCCAATGAAACATCCACTAGAGGGAATGATGGAGCCGCAACGAATCACGATTGAGGATTATGACCCCATGGGTGACGGGTTCGGGTTTCGCTGCAAGTGGGCGGTTCGGGACCATTGGGCCGATGTTGAGGTTTTCGAGGTCGTCGCCACCGGGGACAGCAACAGCCCGGATAAGAAGTTTTTTGAACTAAAAGACTGGCAACGCAGCGGAGATGACACCGAGGACATTGAGAAGGCTGGGCCGTATCTAACTGGGTTCGTTAAATGGGATGGCTGCACGGAGCTTGACCAAGGCCAGCCCCATTGGTGCGGACCGCACGGCTACAAGAAGCATATCGCTATCCTGAAATACATCTTCGTTCGCGCTCACCAACTCATGGGGCGTGAACCGGAAACCTCTTGGGACAAATGATCCAAAACGGCAAAGGCTCAAAACAACGCCCATGTGACCGGGAGAAATTCAACGCCAACTACGACTCAATATTCAGAAAACACCATGAGCGACGAAATAAACGATGATGTTCCTGCAACGGAAAGCGGGTGGACGCAGGCCCAAAAGGACGCTTTCGCTCAATGTGAGAAGATAATGAGAGAGCATTTCGATTCTGGGGTCATTGCGTGTGTTGCGGAGATTGACGACCATAAGGACGAGAACTGCCACAGTTATCACGGCGGACGCCTGACCGCCATTGGACTCCATCAGCTTTCAGCTCATAAAATCATAAATAAAAATCCCGGCGCATGAACCAACCAAACCAAAATCCCCAACTGGCCCTCGTCAAAGACGCCCTCGCCCTCCTGCAATGTGACTGGCCCTCCAGGGTCAAACTCGTGGAGGCTGTCCAGTTCCTTGAGTCCGAGCTTCACGACCTGGAGGCCCTGAGATTCGCCCGCGATAACGCTAAGAAACCGACTTCAGAAACTTAATCGTTCCCCTGTGCTGGGAGTATTCTTGGTGGGCGAACGGTTTAAATCCGCTTACCGCTAGTCCCTCCGTTAGCATTTTAACGGCGGTGTCCGCGTGGTATTCCAGCATGATTGCCTGGGGTCTTTTCAGCCGTCCGCATCGGGAGAGCCTAGATAAAATCATGGGTTCCGCCCCCTCAGTATCCACTTTTATAACGTCGGCGTCTGGAAGTTCTGCCGCATCTATGCAGTTTACGTCAACTGGCTGCCCGGTTGTGGTTGCGATCTTGGCCAGCGACCACTCGCCGCAGTTAAATCCGTTCATGTGAATCTGTCCCGGCCCGGTGCTATTCGACACAGCCAGATTATACACGAAAACATCCCTCAACTCGAAATCAGTAACCGTGCGGCAAAGGAGCGCATGATTCGCGGGGTGGGGTTCGTAGGAATGGATTTTGGAATCGGGCCAGCGGTTTTTCGCCCACCGCGCAAAAGCCCCGACGTTCGCCCCAATGTCCAGAATCACGGGAGCGCCCTCAAAAGGAACCTCGTATTCTCCACGGAGGACGCTTTCGCAATGGTCTTGGTTCAGGCCGTAATCAAGGGGCCAGTTCATAGCGTGTAGCCTTCCGCGTCCTTCTTGAACATTTGCACGGTTTCAACGGAAAGTTCATTCAGGTCTTTCCCGGCCATTTCCCGGGCCTTTGACAGAATCGAATCGGGGACCGTGATAATTCGATAACCCAAGGCGTCCGCCTCACATATATTCCATACCTCTCTTGTCGAAGCCCACAGCGTTTCAACAAGCGGGCACGCCAGTAAAAATTCTCTGGCTGGCGAAAACTGACCCTCGGGGTGGCGACCTGTATCGGCGATGCGCCCATTAAAAAATGACAGGATACAAGACTTTGGTAGAATGTAGAACATCGCTCCAGCGATTTGTTTGTAACTCATAATCGCGGTCAGGTTAACCTTAACGTCCGCCTCCATCAAACGGCGAACGACGCCAAGGGATGAGTGGCCAACGCTGTTCACAATGGGAATTTTCACATACACGTTCTCCCCCCAACCGGAAATCTTGCGAGCCTGCCGCTCCATCTCCGCGAAGTCATCGGAGAACACTTCAAAGGAAATCGGCTTCTTGGTGACGTGCTTCAAAACCTCCTTTGCGAACGCCTCGTAATTTGTAATGCCAGCCTTACGCATAAGCGTGGGGTTCGTAGTAAGCCCCTTAATCAGCGGGTCGTCATTGAGGCGAATCATCGTCTCCAAGTCCGCCCCGTCCGCGAAAATCTTAATCCGTAGGTCTTCTAGTTTCATTTGAGTAGTGGGTGGTTCACCATGAGGTGAAAAATAACGACTTGGTATCCCTCGGTGTGCGGGGTGATATGGGCGTCGTTCACAATCGGGATTAGGACCGTCGCATCGGCGTGCTGGCGGGTAAATCCCCCATCCCGCCCGACAATCCCGATGACGGACGCGCCCATTTCATTGGCATACTGGACCGCCAAAACGAGATTGGGGCTCACGTTCTTTTCCAAGTTCCCCCCGCCCACGGAAAGAACCATGACGCAATCCCGCTCGCTCAAACGCGATCCGGCCAGCCATTGCTTGAAAATCGTCTCCCAGCCTACGTCATTGGTCTGGGCTGTCAGTTCCGCCACGTTGTCAGTCGGGGCATACGCTTGGATGTTACAGATTTTACGGAAGTCGTTCACGGCATGGGAGGCGTTCGCCGCCGACCCCCCCACCCCGAGAATGAACAACCGCCCCCCGACCGTCTTTAGCTTGTGGAGAATGGCAATGAACTCGTCCACTTCCACGGGGTTAATCTTGTTTGCGACCACCATAGTCTCGTAAAGGTATTGTTGGGTATGGCTCATTTCGGGGGCGTTTTGAAAACGAGGGAGCGCATGTCTTCCAAGTGCTTTTGTGTGGCCGCGAGACTCCCCGCGCTGCCGGTGCCTTCCGATGGGCGAATCCCGCAATTCCAAAGCTCGTCCATGAAGGATTGGGCCGAGTCCTTGTTTAGGGAGAAGGCAACGGGCGTCTCCACGCCTTCATCTTCTGGCCGTTGTTCTATAAATTGGACAGGCTGTGCAATCGCCCATCGGCTATTATCGGAATATCTGGTTCCAATGCGGACGCCAAATGAGTCTCCCCACATAACGTCCCGATTGATAAATATCTTTAGGTTTTGGTGTCTCATTTTAAAAGATTCCTGACTTCCTCCAGTCCGGCGGGCGAACCGATTTCCATAAAGCGGTTTGGCATTTCGTATACGGAAACCATGCCGTGCGCCTCCAGATGCAGGGAAAGCTCTTTTAGGTCGGGTTCATCACCCATGAACGCCTCTTTCTTAAAAAGGTTCAGGCCGTAGTATTCCCCGTCGTGGGTCGTTACGCACCCAAGCAAGTCTTCCGCCCGATGGCGTTCAAGAATAAGGTTGGGGTCGCACTCCAAGTAGGAATCCCCGTAAATGGTGAAGAACTCCGGGCCAAGCAATGGGAGCGCATTACGAATCGTGCCAGCGGTCCCGAGCGGTTCCGCCTCAAAGGAGAAGTGAACACCCGCTTCCGCTGCTCCATATTTTCCAGCCAAGTGTCCCACGCACAGCACAAATTCACGGAATCCCTGTTTTCTCAGCAACGCTAGTTGCCAGTGAAGGAAAGGCCGCCCGTTTATATCAACCAGTCCTTTTGGTGTGTGCGCGGTAAGTTCGCCCAGCCGCGTGCCGAGCCCACCGCAGATAATCGCCACGGGAATCTCAGAGAGTGCGCGTGCCTTCATAGTCGAATGAAAACCGAACCTCTTTTAGTCCCGCCTTCGCCATTGCCTCCCTTAAATCGCGCTTGGACTCGCACAGGAACAGGAGGAACCCCCCGCCGCCAGCCCCGATGAGTTTCCCGCCAAGTGCCCCGTTCATAATAGCCAGATTATACCACTCGTTAATCTTCTCGTTACTCATGGCCCCCGAGCGTTTCTGTTTATAGTTCCAATGTTCGTCCATGATGGACGCGAGAAGTTCTAGATTCCCGTTTTCAATTGCACCCGCCGACCGAAATCCAAGGTCTTTCACATGATGCAGGTTGGCCGTAATCGCGCTGTCATCCTTCTTGGATTTGTCGTCCTGATCCTTGAGAATCTTGGAGGCGGATCGACTGTAACCCGTGAAGAAGAGAAGTAGGTTTTCCGTCAGGGCGTCCCGGGTGGTCTGGCTCATAGGGAGTGGCCAAATCTCCGTTGATTGCCCGAACTTCATGCAGGACACCCCGCCCACCGCAGAAATATATTGGTCCTGTTTTCCGATAGGCTCCGCGAGTCGTCCCAATTCAATCGAACATGCTTCCTCGGCTAGTTGCTGCGGGGAGATAATGTCATGCTTGAACGTGTGCAGGGCTTTCAGAAGGGCGCAGGTAAAAGAAGATGAGGAGCCCAGTCCCGTCCCTGCTGGAATGTCCGCCATGCATGAAACCTCCAATCCCCGACCATCCAATTTCAATAGGTCGAAACACTCGCGGATAATCGGGTGTTCAAGGTCCGATGCGCGTTTGACCTTTTCCATTTCAGAATACTTAACAATCAACTTGTCGGAAAAGTTCTCGTTAATCGCCACATAGACATACTTGTTGATCGCCCCCGCGATGCAGAAGCCGCCGTGCTTTTCGTAATAGCTGGGCAAGTCGGTTCCCCCGCCGCCCAAGGTGATTCTAAGCGGTGAGCGAACGGTAATCATGGTGGATAGAAATGAGTTTTCCGGTGATGCCGTTGGATTCTTGGGAGGCCAGCCACACCGCCAAGTCACAAGCCTTCTTGAAATCGGGAGGCGTTTCCTTGACCAATTGGGCGTGACGGTAAGCGGCTACCCCTGCCTTCTCCGGTCCCGCTGAAATAACCGCGTCGTGAATTGAGGTGTTGAGCGCCCCTGGGGCCAAGCAGTTCACATCAATGTTCCACGGCTTCAGTTCCTCGGACAAGCACTCCATGAAGCGAAGGACGGCGGCCTTGCTGGTGGCATAGGCGGAAAAGTTTGGGCGTGCCTTGGTCGCCCCGCCCCCCGAAATAATAATAATCTTCCCTGATTTCCGTTCCTTCATCTGGGGGAGAAATTCATGGCAGCAGTTCACGACGCCCATCAGGTTGGTTTCAATAGTGTCCCGCCATTGCTCAATCGCGTTCGTTTCAAACGGTCCCACTGGGCCATAGATGCCAGCATTGCACACCAGCACATCGGTTTTATACGCGGCGAACGCCCACGGCTTCACTAAATCCCGAACGTCCATGCGATACACGCCCAGCGAATAGGCACGGGCTGTGGCGGTAACGTGCGCCCCGTCATCAATGAAGCGTTGCGAGATTGCGCGGCCCAGCCCGCGACTCGCCCCCGTAACGTGAATTTCAACGTCCTTTAGCTTCATCGTTGCTCCTTTTTGCGGCTGAAATAAGCGGGGTTTCGTGGATGGAAAGCAGGTTGTTAATCTCCCGTTCGAGGTGCGATCCGTATGGGAGCCCCGCATCCAGATACGCCCTCATCCCGATTCTAGGGTCGGTCCTGAGCGCGTGGGTGACGTGGTTCATATCCGCCCCCGTCTTTTTGCACAGCTCCCCCAGCTCGTTAGCATAGGCCACAGACAGGGCCAGAAACCCATTCAGGGCGTGTTTCACCATTTCCGCCGTCTCGATACTCGTATAAAGCAGATTGTCCGTAAAGGGGACGAAAAGGGCATCCAGCCTAGGGTCTGGTTTCCTCACCCCGCAGATAATACGGTCTTGATTCAAGAAGTCCTGTTCAGCGTGGGCCAGCCGGACGTTTTCAGGAGAGTAGGCAAAAGTCAGGTGCGGATACGTCTGCTCAAACCGCTTCATCGTCCCGGGTGGAGCGGGCCACGAAATAACGATTATTGCGGCTTCCAGTTGCCAAAAAGGAACATCGCTACACACCCAGAGAACGTCCGCATCCCCCCTATATGGGAAATGCCTGCCGCACGCTTTCCGCGTTGCCTCTGCCAACGGTCCTTCGCCAACGACAAGGACGTTCATTTGAAAATCTCCGTGGGGAGAAGCATCCAAGCGACCGTGCGCTTCAACGCTTCTTGAACGTCAACCTTCGGACGCCATTCCGTCGCGTAGAGTTTTCCTGGGTTCGGGTTTAAGTTGGGCGCATCGCCCACCCACCCGCGTCCTCCACCAGAATAAGTAATCTTTGGCTTAAGCCCCATCACCTCGCAAATGATCTGTGCAGATTCCGAAACCGAAAGCGTGTCCCGCGAACAGAGATTATAGATTCCTGTTTTTCTCCTTTCGATCAGATGCAGCATGGCGTCTAGGCAGTCCTGAACATACAGGTAATTCTTTCGCTGGGTCCCATCGCCCAAAATCGTCAAGTGGTCGGGGTGTTCCCGTAGTTGATTAACGAAGTCGAACACATGACCGTGTTTGTAACCTTCACCGAGCAATGGAACGAAACGGAAGATATACGCCTCGAATCCCTGCCCGGCTGCATACGCTTGGCAAAGGGCCTCCCCCGCCACCTTGGAGGCCCCGTAGAGGCTCGTTTGGGTAGGCCAAGGGCAATCCTCTTTCGGGTTGGGGGCGTCCCCGTAAACCGCAGAGGAAGACGCAAACCCGATTCGCTTGATGCCGTTCGCCCGCATCGCCTCCAAGACTTGCGAGGTTCCAACGGTGTTAACGGTCAGATCCCTTGTCGGATATTCCCATCCCCGTCGAACATCAGCATTAGCCGCCAGATGAAAAACGAAATCACACCCATCCATCATGCCTGAAAGAAATGATTCGTTCTCCAGTTTGTGGCCGTCTTGGGCGTCATAGCGCACATACGGAATGCCCATCAATTTTAGGCGCTTAATCAGGTTGTCCCCGACGAACCCCCGCGCCCCCGTTACAAACACTTTTTTCATGGAATGTCCGTGTTAAGGAGAGGCATCAGTTTATCCACTAGGGCGATTACTTGCTCGGGATTCGCGTCGTTGTGCAGTCTCCACTGCTCTTTCAGGGCTTCGCAAATGTCCTCGTTTCTCACGGGGAGTTTGATGCTCGTGTCGTGGTTTATGATGAGGTTGTTGTCGATAAACAGCTTTAGGCCGGACTCTCTGGCCATGCGGCAAAAGTTGTAATCCTCCCCGACCATCACGTTTTGCGAGTAGTCGGAGGCGTCCATTATTTCCTTGATGGCTTGATTGAGGGGAGCCCCACCCCACTCACCTGTTTTAGATTCAAAAGCAGCCTTAATCCGCGCCAACTTCCCCTCCGGGCTGTTCGGCCCCATGATGCAGCTAGGGAAAAACTCATACATGTCAGGCCGCGCCTGCTTCATGGCCGTTTCCTTCAGGATGTATTTATGCTGGGGCTGCTTCTCCATGATTTGAAGAAGCGCCTTCACAGAGATAGACGAAAACCCAAGGGGAATTTGCGCCATTTCAAGCAGTCCGTCCTTCCGCAATTCTGGATTCTCAACCGTAGCCCCATGGAAACTAGAGAGGAAATTGTGCCCGCAATACTGGGCTCCAACAATGTCCACCTCATGCGACATGAGCCGGTAGAACATGGAAACGAAGATTTCAGCGTTGGCTGGCCCGAGGTCTATGTCCCAGAACACGAGCCGATCAAAGCGGCGCTTGATTGCCATGTGGGCGAGTTCGTCCCGCGCCCATGCAACCGAAGTGCCCGAGGTCATCGCCCAGTCTAATTCAAACGGCGCGTTCGGCCCCCCCGTTATTTTGTTCCCCCGAGAGAGCATCAGGGAGAACAGATTTTTGATGTAGCCGGGAGAACAACCCCCGCGCACAGGCGATGCGATTAAGACTCGTTGCATGTGGTCGAAGCAAGTAGGTGTTAACCCACCGTATCAATTATGATTCAACCTTGCTTTGATAGTATCAGTTTCCCTAATGATGGAAACAGATGGCTAGAGAACACCGCGCTTCCGAGTTTCAACCTGATTTCGGTCTGAATTGGCGTCCGGTCCTAACCCGAGAGCAGGTTAAGGACTGGGACGCGGAACGACTCGCCAAATACATCGCCCTTCGCAAGCAGGTTGAAAAGGGAGCGATTGATAACCCCGTGGGGCAAGGGTGGAGCCTCCCAATGTGGGACAAGGTGCAAGTCAACTGGAAGAAATACCGAACGCATTGTATTCTCGGGGGCAATCGAAGTTCCAAGAGCATCTTCGCTGCCCGCATGGCGGTCTGGGCGGCGGCGACCATCCCCGAGAGCCAAATCCGAATGTATCACGTCAACTCGGAACGCTCGATTCAGGATCAACAGCAGATGGTTTGGGACGCGCTTCCCCAAACCATAAAGAACCTGCCGACCAAGAAGGGCGCGAATCATTCCCTGCAATTCTCGCAAAAAAATGGCTTCACCGACTCCATTTGCATCCTCCCCCCGCTTCCCGGTTATCGGAAGGGCGGCTCTATTATCTTTGGCAACTATCGGCAGTTCCAGCAGGACGAACAGGTTGCGGAAGGGTTCAAGGCCCACGCGATTTTCTGCGACGAGGAGTGCCCGCAAAAGTTCTTTGAAACGCTCCTGTTCCGAACGATTGACTACGACGGGAAGATTTTCCTGACGTTCACGACCCTCCAAGGGTGGACGCCTCTAATTCAGGACATTCTAGGAAAGACGAAGACGATGGAGAGCGCCCCCGCCCCGCTCTTGGGCGGCAGGCAGGTTCCGATCATCCAAGAGAGCCACAGCCGGAAAGAAACCTGCATCTACTATTTCCACACGGCAGCGAACCCTTTCATTGATTCCGAGGCGTTCCTTAAAACCCTAGCCAGCCGCCCCAAGGATGAGATTTTGGCCAGAGCCTACGGAATCCCAACGAAGTCAATTACCGGCGTTTTTCCGGGCTTCTCGCGTGAGTATGCCCCCAATGGGAACGTGATGAAACACGAGGATTTGCCGTGGCTGAAACCGAGAAAGAAGGACAAAAAGGGGAAAGAGATTCCGTACAAGGTCACAAATTACATGGCGATTGACCCAGCCGGTTCTAAAAACTGGTTTATGGTCTGGGTGGCGATTGACGCCTCGGGAACGTGGTTTGTCTATCGGGAGTGGCCGGACTACGATGATTGGGCGCTTCCGGGAAACACCCCCGAGGGGAAACCTGGCCCAGCCCAGAAGGGCTCAAAGAAGGGAATCCGAGAATACGTCGAACTGATTAAGGGCATGGAGGGGGATGAGGAAATCTTTGAGAGGTTCGTGGACCCGCGCATGGGTGCGGCGGAAAAGCAGAGCGACGAAGGGGCGACCACCATCATTTCCGACCTATCGGACGCTGGCCTTCCCGTGATTCCCGCCCCCGGCGTGGACATTGAAAACGGAATCCAGCTTATCAACAACTTGCTCGCATGGGACGAAAACAAGGAACGCGACAGCCTGAACGCCCCCAAGTTCTACGTCTCGGAGCGGTGCGTAAACGTCATTGCATGTATGCAGTCCTACACGGGTCAGGGCGGCCGGGGAGAAAACTTCAAAGACCCACCGGACTGCCTGCGTTATCTCGCCGTCTCCGACATTCAATTTATAGACCAAGCGAAGATTACCGACCATCAGGCATATGGCCGCACGGGGAGTTATTGACACCGCCATAAGACGCGCTAATGCAACATTCATCCTAAAACGTGTCGTCTTTCACCGCCAATAACTCAGTTTTGCCACGGGCTGACCTCCAGCTTGCCCCGGAAGGTGATAGCGGCCCCGACTTCCCGCAACTGAAGAAGTCTTTTGACGATTGCGTAACGAACCTCTCCCCGTATCGGACCCAAACGGCCCAAAATTATTCGACTCGTTACGCAATCTGGCCGGGGCAGTCAGCAGACGGAAAGAAACATTCCCGTGGGCCGCAGGGGACGCCTGACCCGGTGCCGTGGGATGGGGCGAGCGACCTACGGGTTTATCTGACGGACAACCTGATTAATGACAAGGTGGCGATGATTTTGGAGGCGATCAATAAAGCCTCCCTCGTGGCCCAGCCCGTCGAAGGGAACGACATTAAGCGGGCGAAGGAAGTAACGCTTTTCATGCGCTGGCTATTGGAGCAGATGCCGGACCTAGACCGGGAAATGGAATTGCTTGCCCAGTATTTGCAGGAAAAGGGGGCCGCAATTGTCGGCCAATTCTGGGAGACGACGCAGGAAAAGACGCTTCAGGTTCTCAGACTCACTGATTTCCAGCAGCAGTTCCCGGATGTGGACATGCTTCAGCTTTTGGAGTCGGGAGACGCGGACGACTATCTGAAATCCACCTTTGAGGAGATTTACGGGGTGTCCCGAGCGAAGGCCCAGAAGATGCTTCGTGAACTGACGAACACCGGAACAACGACTGTCGCTGTGGTTGGCCGCGAGAAGTCCTATCCGGTAATGCGGACATTCAACCTCGATACGGACGCCTTTATCCCGCCCGACACGACGGACATTGAAATGGCGACGGGGATTTATTTGGTGAAGTATTACACCCCCGAAAAGTTGCGCGGACTCGTGAACACGGACGGATGGGATAAGAGCTGGGTGGAGAACGCGATTGCCACCTGTAAGGGGAAAATGCTTTCGGTGACTCCGGCGGAATACATGCAGCCGATGAGCCGCAGTTTCATCTACACCCAGCAGAGGTTCACGGATAAAATCGGCGTCGTATGGGCGTATCAGCGTTTGAGCGATGAGGAAGGGGTGCCTGGGGTTTACCTGACTATTTTCTCACCGGACCTTCCCCCGACCCAAGGCGGAACTGTTCAACAGGGCTTGAGCTACGGGCCACACAAGGGTTACGCGAAGTTCTCCCTCTATGGGGACAGTGACGGGAAATATCCGTTTGTCCTCTATCGGCGCGAATATCTCAGCCGCAAGCTGCATGATTCCCGTGGTCTCCCCGAGCCGCTGAAGCCCCTTCAAGACACGATCAAGGCCCACAAGGACGGCAAGATTGACACGGCTAGTTACAACATCATGCCGACAATCTTCTACCCGATTGGGCGGCCCTTGCTCAAGTGGGGTGCGGGTGCGCGTGTCCCTGAGCGTCGTCCGAATGAATACCACTACGGCGATCCAATCCCGTATGATGAGACGACGGAAAGCAGCCTGCAAAGCCTCGTGAACGACGCTAGGGACTACGCGGGATTCGCCCCCTCGGATTCAGATGAACCGATTAACCCGGTTAAGAATCAGTCCGAGATAAACAAGATTTTCAAGGCGCTCGCCAAGTCGTGTCATCAGATTTGGAACCTCTACAAGAAGTTCGGCAACGAGACGGTCTATTTCCGCGTGACGGGTGTTCAGTCGGAGGAGGCAACGAAGTTTGATCGCGGCCCCGAGGATGAGGACTTCACTTTCGCCTTCCGTTACAATTTGCGTGACGGGGAATCCGATTTCTCGCTGGAGAAGATCAAGAGCATGATGGAACTGGCTGCCGCCATGGACCGCACGGGGGCCGTGGATTGGACGGAGTTCCTTCAGGTGGCGCTTGAGGCGCAAGACCCGAGCATTGCGGCCCGTGTGCTTCGCCCGGCTGAAGTTGGCACGGAGAAGGTAATCATGGAAGTGCAAGACGACCTAACGAAGCTTTGGGCGGGAATTGCGGTTAACGTGAAGCCGAACACGCCCCCGCAGATTGCGATTCAGACCCTCCAAAACTGGGCGCAGTCGCCGGATGTTGTGGCCCGTTATCAGTCCGACGAATCCTTCCGCGAGCGGGTGGACGTTTACACTCAACAGGTCGAAATGCTCGCTAAGCAGGCCGAGAACCGAGTGATAGGCCGTCTCGGTGCCCAGCAGCCGACCCCTGTTATCGGTCCCTCCGCAGTCTAATGCCATTAGATTTTCAACCGTCCGTGTTTCCACTCCAATTCGAGGTTACGGTTTGGTGCGCGTGCGCGGAAAGATTGGACTACATAAAAACCGAATCCAAGAAAAGCTACTCAAAGGCGACATCTTGGGGAATTGCGATTCCTAAATGCACCTGCGGTAAGTGCGTGCCATTCGCCAAACCAGAACAATTACATGGCTCGTAAGTCCCAAGCCCAAATCCAGATCGACCGCATCAAGGCGGCGATGACCCCCCTTGTCGGGATTCCCCAATTTGCGGATTACATCACCATGTTGGGCGAACTGAAGGACGAAGCGGTTTCCTATTCCGTGGATTCCGACACCGTTAAAAGCGAACGGGAGTCCCTTGTGGTTAAGGGTGAAATTCGCGCCTACCTGAACCAAATTAATATCTACAAGGGCGAGCTAGAGCAGTTAGAGCAGCAGATTAAGGCGGAAGCCGAGCAACGGCAGCAGCAGACTCAGTAAGGTTTCTAATTGACTTACTGTCTTAGTATTAGTTTTGCTTCACACACTGAAGCATCCCGCTTCTGCTTTGTCCTCTTGGGGACGCAATAAATCCATGTCCGATACAGCAGTCCAAACGGTCACTACCGAACCCGCGCAGGTCGCGCAAACTACGGTTGAGAAGAAGTCAGGCGCAGCCAACACGTCCCAGAGCGATTTTGCTAAAAGCATCGCGGCCAAACAGGCCCCCGCTTTCGCAAAGGCGGTCGCAGAAGTGAAAGCCGAAGCGCCAGTAACAGAGGAGGCGAAAGCCCCCGCAGAAGTTCCGGCAGAGGAACCCAAGACGGAAGCGCAAGCCGACACCGCCGAGGCAACCGATCCCGAAACCGATGAAGTTCTTTCACCCGAGAGAAACAATCTCGACCCAAAGCTACAGGAGAAAATTAACAGGCGTATCGGTAAGGAGGTGGCGAAACGAAAGGCATTGGAGCAGGAGGTGGCATCTTTGAAGGCCCTTGTGACGGCAGCGCCGCAAGAAGTCGAAAAAGAGGTTCACGTTTCAGTTCCCGCCGACGTTCCGCTCCCGGAAATACACGACATGGCAGCCCTTGAGCAGTATAACCAGACCCTTTCCCGTGATATTCGGGAGGCGGAAATGATGCTCTATTCGGACTGGCCCGCAGAGGGCAAACAGACGAAGTGGGGGCACATGACCAAGGACACATTGATAGCGTCCCTCGTGGTTGCCCGGGAAGCCAAGGAAGAAACGATTCCAGCCAAGCGGACCTTCCTCCAGACCCAGACCCAATCCAAAGCGTCGGCCCTTGAGAAATTCCCATTTCTCAAAGACCCAACCCACGCAGGTTATCAGATGGCGAAACAGGCCCTACGGGAAAATCCCGTATTACGAGCCTACCCCAATTCTGACTACCTTGTGGGGCTGATCGTTAAGGGGCAGTTGGCAGACTTGGCGGAAGCGAAACCCGAGACGAAAGTTGCGGTTAAGCCGAAGCCCAAGCCCACCCCCGGACAATCAGAAATTGCGTCAGACGCTAGTATTTCCAGAGCCCCCACGGGGGTTATGAACCAACAAGCTTTGCAGGCCGAGATTGAGAAAATAACGAAGGGTAAAAAGAGCCTCAGCGCGAAGGAGTATTCAGCAGTCCTCGCAGCAAAACAACGATTCCGAAACTCTCAATAACATGGCTATTGCAACAACTTATAATACCGCTGGCGACCGTGAAGACCTCACGAATGCGCTGACGATTCTTACCCCGGAGGACTGTCCGAAACTCTCGACGTTCTCCAAGTCCACCGACGCATTCAACATGCTTCACGAGTGGCAAATGGACACCCTCCTTCCCGTCTCCTTTGGCGGCGTGGTGGAAGGTGCTGACGTTTCCAGCTTCACCGATCAAGTGGCCCAACGAGCCCGCGTTGGCAATCGCCAGCAGCTTTTCTCGCGCACTTGGGCGGTTTCCCGTTCGCAGCTTGCCTCTGATCCGGCGGGCGTGTCGAACGAGATGGCCAACTCCAAGACGAAGGCCATGCGCGAAATGAAGCGCGACCAAGAGGCGATGATTGGTTCGGATAACGACCTTCAGGTCGGAACCGGGCTTGTCCCCTCGAAGTGCCGCGCCCTCGGTAAGTGGATTTCCACTTCCCCGGGTTCGGATGTTCCCGCCATCTACACCACGAAGTCAGCCTCGATTTCCACGGCTACCTCCGGTGCCCTGAACGAGTCGGGCTTCAACGACGTTTACCAGTCCATCTTCCAGTCGGTTGGCGGACGGCGTAACTACACCTTGTACGCGGGTCCGACCCTGAAGCGCACGATCAGCAAGTTCCAGCGCAACGCTTCGGGAACCACCGCCACGCAGACATACATCGTCAACCAGGACGCCTCAGAGCACCAGATTGACCTGAACGTGACCATCTATGACGGCGACTTTCATCATGTCGTCATCGTGCCGGACATGTTCAACGGTCTGGCCGATGGCGCCGACCCGGGCGTTGTGACGGCTGCGCAGCAGAATCGCGGTTACGTCATCGACCCGGACCTTGTGGGGATTTCCTACATGTATGGCGTCGAGTCGCAGGACCTCCCTGACTTCGGTGGCGGCCCCAACGGCTACCTCCGTTGCTCGCTCACCCTTGAGTGCAAGAACCCGCTCGGCCTCGGCAAGTTTGCCGGCGCGTCCTAAACCCAAAGGAGAACAACTACCATGGCTACTTACGCTACAACCCTCACGGCAACTTACATCACCCCCCTTAACGACGTTGAACGTCTGCAAGGGTGGAATACCAAGTTCACCATTCCTTACACGTTCATCGCCCAGGCTTCGGCCACCACGGCGACGGACGTTGTGACCGTTACGCTGGGCTCAACCCCGACCGCGTGGATGGTGGACAAGGCTCGGGCGGTCATCACGACCCCCCTCACCACGACCGGCACCGGCACCATCACCATTCAGGTGGGCACGACCTCCAGTGTCGCTGCGTTCATTTCGGCTCAGTCCGTCTTGACCGCTGGCGCTTTGGGTCAGGCTTCAACGATTGACCAACGCGGCTGAAGGTTCCCTGTCGGGCGTTACCGCCGGCTCCGTCACGCTTCTGCTCAACGTGCAGAACCAAGCCGACAACACGTTCCAGCCGGCCCCGTAAAGTCGGATATGTGAGTCATTCCGGGGGCGCATGGATTAACCTCTGTGCGCCCCCATTCACTTTCATGAGCACAGAAATAAAAGAAACGATTCTCGCCCAAGAGAGCACGGCCCTTGCGGCTGAGATTACGGACATTGTTCGTGGCAATCTCCCCCAAGAAAAGGCCATGGCCGCGAAG